TGTACAATATACATTTCGGTTTTTGAATAAATCCCTTCACTCCCCTCCCTTTACCCCTTCAATACCCGTTTTTAATCTGGAAAAAATCCGATGCATCATTTTAGAAATTATTTGTTTGGCATACTTAGTATCGCCAATCGGATGATCCAGTTGAGCGTCAAATATATATTCCACCGAAATAGTCGATTCATCGATTAATATCATTGTAGTTGTTGATTCTTTGTATACAATTTGGATATGGGTTTTTCGAATAGTATCCAGTACAGATTCAATTGGATCGGCCGTACTACCATCGGGAGTGTATTGTTTTCCCAAGAACACGATTTTTTCGGATGAATTGTTGGTTACAGATTCAATTCTATCAATTCGCATACACATATAACATGGTGTTGCGCATAACGAAGGAAATAATGGTTTAAACTGGAATATTGCTATTTTTGAAGGGGACGAATCGTACGCCACATCATATAATGTAATAGATTCTATTATATCAGGATTAAGTGCCGCAATCATTTGGAACATTGAATATGAAATTAATTTCCTAAGTGATATGGTTGGATTACTAATTTGTGTGCAGATAGTCGTGGGACCATTATTACCCAAACCACTGGTGTGATTAAATCGCGTATTCGTATTCTCGACCATAACAATCTAGATTATACTATTACATAATTAAAAATTAAATTATTTTCCGCATATTTATGTTATTTATAGTAATATCGTATAAATGACTAAACAATTCTATAAGACAAATGAACAAATAAATAAAGTATATTTTGATGCAGCTGCGTGGGGAATGATGTACTATATCAAAATGTATGATGTAATTCGAGAGAATAGTGGAGTCGGAAAACGATTCTCTGATAAAATCACCTATTATGGAACATCTTCTGGAGCGATATATGTAATGATGATTTGTATCGGAATGAGTAGTGCGGAAATAATCAAATTATACGACAAATACAGTGAAGAAACAATTCATAAATTAGTTAATTTTGATTACGAAAATTCTATATCATATTATCAGATTCAAATAATGAATAGTATTATAGAAAAATATCCCGATGCATATGAAAAAATGAATTCGACTGACTGCCATATAGGTATCACACTAAAGAATTCTGGGTTTCGTTGGATTTCGAATTTCGAATCAAATGTTGATTTGATTAATTGTTTACTGTGTTCAGTTCATATTCCCCAGGTATCCACATATAATGCACAATATAAAGGGGAAATTGCAATGGATGGTGGTGCCGCGTATAATGTAGACCTTTTTTTCCCCGAAAAATCAAAATCACCGAACAAAACGGTACTGACAGTGACAACAGTTTCAAATCCTAATTACGATTTATATCCAGGATTGTCGCAATTATATAGACTAATTCCGTCGAGACGGAATACTCGACATTATTGGATGACGCGAGGAGAGACAGATTTGACTAATATAATTAAAGGGAATTACAAACAAATATATACTTCAGTCAACTCATTATTTCTATCTTTACCAATCGATTGGTTCTGGTTCGTTAGATCGGTACAAAGTATAGAATATTCAATAGATGATTTGATTAACAACAAATGAAGTGTGTATAAATATGAACCATATATTCAATAAAAGACGCATTATATTCGATTATATATATACATATTATAAGGAATCGAATGATATTCCAATTAAAAAGTTTTATATATAATGGATTATTTTTTTCCACATTGTTTAATTTACATTCAGTAACGTCGACAAAATCATCATTTTCAACCAAATACCATCTACAACATAACGACATACCAGCCCAACGCGCATTTTATGAAAATGAAAAGTTTGAATTTGGTATATCGGACGAAAAACAACCATTCAATGGGGTATTTGATGAAATTAATTATGGTAATTATCCAATACGGTATTCTATTAACAATGATCCGAAAAATCAAACTTTTACCGATGAACCACGTAACAGTTTCATGCAAATTTTATATGATATTAAAACGGATAAAAATTTAACCAAGCTCCCATTACTACATCCAATTGCAATGAATATAATTAAACCATTTACCGATGCGATTTTTAAATTATCGGGATGGTCGCATCGAACTTATGTTCCACTGAAATATACAAATGAAACAGAACCACTTCAAATGCGTACGAAGAGAAGACATCATATACCCGATGCACCCGATGCACCGAACGAAGTTATTTATTATTTACACGGACTCAATCCACTAAATGGAATAGAGAATATACAATTTGTCGGACAATTATCTGAACATTTGGATGTAAATATCATAATGAATCAGAATCTTTTGTGTAATAGTCATCTTACAAATGAATCATTTTCTTCGCATTTGTCTAGCATTATACAATTCATAGATGATGATTTCAATGATCCGAAAAATAAATATACAGATTATCATTTAATTGGTGATAGTTACGGATCAATTCGCCTTGCTATATTAGCTCGTTCAAACCCGGAACTATTTGATTCTGCAAAATCAATTGTATGGGTTGATCCGCTGTCTATAAACCTACCATATTCTCCCACATTCGTACGTGTATGGGAGTGTGTATTCAATTCATGTAGTGGCGTCCAGGATCCAATTATTACATTAATGAATCACGATAGCCAGTGGACATTTCTATACAATGAAATTGATATGTATGATTGGTCGATTGATTCGAATTTATTATATCGATATGCAGATAAATGTTCGGTCATTATAGGTTTGAATGATATATATATTGACATGAATCAAACATCTCCCGTTGCAATGAATTCTTGTAAATTTCATTATACAGATGATGTACACGGAGCAGTATTATTTAACGATTTAAATAAATTTGTTAATATTATAGAATATCCAAAAAAAGGCCTTGTGAATGGCTTTACTACAAAAATATTTGATAAGATACGAATTGTTGCATATATATTTATACGTAATGTTGTTAAATGGTGATTGATATACGATCTATACCTTGATTGTAATAACATGATTCCTATTAATAAACGAAACTTCACCTGGATTTTTTCTGATTTTCAAATTGGATATATTGGTCACATGAAATCGAACCGATTTTAAATTACGTAATTTTTCGGATTTTAGTTTGAGTAGTTGACAACAATGCCGAATAATTAGAGGGGTTTCACGTACACCAATGAATTCAATATTTTCTTCTATAATACAGTGTGCCCCACTATAGTCAGCCACGTGGATCCATACATCGGACGGATCGGCGAGACGCACAATTGATGTATTCGAATTGGCATCTTTACCAATTCGAATTGGTATGTTATCATATTCGGTAATTTCTTGTGAAATAAGTCGAGACATTGTTGAATATATCTGATTTGTTGTTGTAATAAATACAATTGTTATATATTTCAATTTTTACAACTCTATTTTTTCCAATTCTATTTTTTCCAATTCTATTTTTTCCAATTCTATTTTTTCCAATTCTATATATCAAGACTTATCGTATTTCGTTCGCTTTTTGGTCTTCTGCGACCATTAGAACCACCCATATCCTTTTGCATTTCAGTTAGCTCTTGGATGCTTATTGTACTTCCAACTTCAATATTGTTCTGTTGTGATGGTTGTTTCGTCTGTTTTTTTTTAATATTTGACAAAATACTACTTATATCACTGGGTCCTTTCATTTCGACACGTTTTGATGGTTCATTTACTGGCGCGAAATTATCATTTATAGATACACCTTGCCCGAACGAATTTGATGGTGGTTGCGATTGTCGTTGAGGTGGTCGTTGAGGTGGTTGTTGCTGTGGTTGTGATGGCTTAGACATATCATTCATAAATCCACTAAGACCAGGATTCGTCGCTCCCATACTATTAACTGCTGCCTGAGAGAACTGTTTCATTAAATCGGGATTCTGTCGCATAATATCATCCATTCCAGGAACCGATGTTTTAAATATAGAATTTGTCATATGAACCATTATCGCAGAACCACCCAATTGGAACATTAATTTTAGTTCGGGAGCAATCTTGGCTTTAGATTTATACTTTTCATGTAACTCAGCAAAAATCTCGTCGTAATCGGAAATATTTTCATTTACTTGTTCACCCCAACCATCGAGATTCACATCAAATGGATCCACCTTGTTATTTAAAAACTCTAATCCAGTTACTGCAGCCATCAACATCTTGCCTTGGAATTTAACACTATTACTCTGTTCCTTCTCCGAAATAATCATTTCATATTCACCTTGCATTTCAGCTAAATCAGAATCCATTGAATATTTCTTTGATAAAGAAACTCCCTTCTGCTCAAGTCCCTCGAGCTTTCGCAAATAACTAAATTTCTCTCTTAGTTCTTCTTCTTTTGACATTTTTTGCTGAACAGAAACAGATTCATCCATATTTGGATTAATGGGAATGTCATTAAATGTACCAAATCCATCCCACGTTCGATTGTCCGATGTACTGGACGATGCGACTCCTATGTTAATATGAGGGGCCGATTCCTTGTGTACAGGGATTTCATCTGACGGCGGATCAATATTAAACAATGATGATTTAGTATTAGATTTTCCAATTGGATCTTGTATTGTATCCGATAAATCATTGAGTTCATTTTCTAGATCATCTATATCGTTTAATACATTGACGGACTTTGTTTCTGGTGTACTTCGGTGAGTTGTATTCATTAACATTTCAAGTCCCCCTCCAGATGTAGATGCTGGTGGAGGAATCGATTCATTTGATTGTGATTGCGTTGATCCCAATTCGGCTGTATCAAGTTCAATAATATCGACGTCTCCTAAACCAAATGACATTATTATCGTATATCCCTTTGTATACAGCCCAATAAAATCTTATATACTTTTACACATTACACTCATTTGGTTCTGAACAATTTGTATGTATACAAATATACCACAATGATTGTAAACAAGCATCGGCAAGATCATCTTTTTTTTTATGACAGTCAAACCAATTCATTTTATCTGGTATATATTGTTTAATGAATTCATTGACTTTTGTGACCCCTGCTATTTTTCTCTCTTTGTATGAATTATAATTGGCTGTATCGGTTGATATTATAGATTCTCCTATCATTACCTTCAGTTTATTGGAGGATGATATAAATTTTATATTTTTAAAACCCTTCATTGTGAAATATTGTGTCAACATCCCCTGAACTGTTTTCATTCTCATTGCTAAAGGACCAATTTGATTTTCAATCAATATCGTAATATTGGATTCAGTGCTAATTTGTTCATACATTTGTTCGATTATACAGTCGAATTGGGTTTGTATAGATTCGCTTACCGTTACCATATCTACATCGGTCGCGCGAGGATCTTTTTTGAAAGGGATAAACAAATGATTATCAAGTAATGTCTTTATCGATACAATAATATCCTTTTTAGTACTATGTTGCACATGTTCAACACCACAAGAATTACATAAATTAATATAATATTCCCGTAGGGCAGTTATATTTAATTTTGAATAGACGGAATGTGTATGTACCTTGTCGTAAAATACACAGTTATCCACATTTTTTGTATGCAATCGACACCTATTATATCCAGTTGATTTATTATAGTACCGCGCCACCTTGTCACAAGACCTTACTGATTTATTATGTTGTTTACCTTTTATACATAAAATTCCATCACATACGACCTCCTTTTTTCTTTCATAGAGAGAAATATTATCCCAATCCAAAATATCAAATTCCTTTTGTCTCAATGAAGAAATAATACAATATGATAAATTCTTTATTCCTACATCTATACTGATTACTACGTTTCGCAAATTGGTTGTCATTTTAGTGTATACAAAGTGATATATATTTGTATTGTTTGTAAAAAAAATACAAATTCATATACTGGTATAAATACTGGTATAAATACTGGTATAAATACTGGTATAAATACTGATAAATAGTTCGTTTGATTTAACATCTATACCTCCCACCACAATCAAGACAAGTGACAAATGTTGTTATCGGTTCATCCGCACTGCGGGTCTGCATTTGATAGTACGAGCATCTCTTTGA